GCACCGCGGTGATCGTCCCAAGGTCGGCACGGTTGGGATCGGCGATCATCTGCAGGAACGCCTGCTCCAGCTGCTCACGCGCCATCTCCGCCTCCTCGGCCAGCACGTCCAGCACGTACTCCAGCTGGCCACGAGCGGTGCGCCGGGACACGAGCCCGGCGTTCACGTCCTGGATGATCGAGAGCTTGCGGTTGTAGGAGTCCATCCCCGAGCCCGCCCCGTAGACCACCCGGTTCTCGTGCCGACCCCGGATGTGACGGCTGGGGGTGTACGAACCCTTGAACGTGCGACCACCGGCAACCGTGGCCAGGATCTTGTTCGGGTAGTCCAGGTAGGCCTCATCCACCTTGAACGCCAGCGTGTTCGCGCGGGACTCCAGATCCGCGAGCAGCAGCTGGTAGTTGCTGACCGCGGTGATGTACTTGCCCTGGATCGCGGTGACGAACTGCGCCGATGCGATGTTCTGGTCGATGTCGCCATGCCGAGCGGCCGGGACACCGGCAGCGGAACGCGCCTGCTCCAACAGGATCTGGATGTCCTGATACAGCTGGTTGTGGGACCCGGCGGGCTTCGCACGATAGATGTCGGCCTGATAGTCCGTCGTGTACAGCGTCGCACCGGGCCCCACATCCTGTGGGTTGTCGAAGACCCCCTTGATGATCTTCTCCGCGTAGATCATGTCCGACAGCTGCGCAAGATGCAGCTCCATCATGCGGTTCGCCGTACCGAGCGGACCGATGGCCTTGTCGAACTGTCCACGGAAACGTCCATCGAACGTCGGCCGCTTGGCCAGAACGATGAGCGGACAACCCACCAGGTTGCGGATCGCAGCGATCTTCGTGGTCCGCGCCTTCGAGCCATGCGGGTGCCACGCCGCCAGCTTGATGCACCAGTCCGAGTCGTAGTACTCGACCACGTTGATGTCGGCCGTGTCGAAGTACGCCTGCTCATGCGTGGCGAACAACTCACCCCGGATGTGGGGGAACTGCTTGGCGAGCACCCGCGCCTTGGTCCGGTAGGACACGACGCAGCTGGTCACCTCGTCGGGGTTGGTCATCGCGGGATCGGGATAGATGTGCCGCGGGTCCTTACGGATGTAGATGGGGTAGCGCATCGCGGGGTCCGAGGACCAGTAGTCCGGCCAGATCACCATCGCCGCCAGCCCGGTCCCGGCCAGGTCCATCGCCAGCTCACGCCGGGTCATCTCCAGGCGTGAGGCCCGACGGTAGGTCGCGAGCGCGTGAGCACGACGTTCGGCATCACGGATGTCGGACTCACGATCCGAGTCCGGGTCTACCACCACCGTGGGCTGGGCCGCGGCGATCAGCGAGGACAGGTCCTCCAGGTCCGAGGAGATGAAGTCCGCGATCTTCGGCATGTCGGCGGTGACCGTGTCGTCCGGCCAGATCGTCGCCCACCGTCCGGCGACCAGGTTGTCCAGGGTGGTGATGCGGTTCTTGTGGTCACGGTTCTCCGCGACGTACCCAGTGGCGATCGCATAGATGTCGTTGGTGGGTGGAGCCTCGTCCACCATCGTGTTACGTAGCGCAAGGACATCGTCCTCGCTAGGCCGGAGCATGTTGTCTCCTCACCCACTCGGGAACCTTGCGCTTGGTGATCCAGGGCGGAACGGCCTGATGCGTGGGCACACCGGGACGGTAGCTGGCGTAGCCACGAGCCGACAGCTCTGCCAGCCACAGGGCCATCACGCGGTCCTGCTTCACCTTCACCCCCGGCCGCCACGCGGCCAGCTCATCGACCAGCGGGCGCACCCGGTGCGACGATCCCGGACCCGCGGGCAGGTGCCACAGATCCTGGTCGAACTGCGCCGCCACCGAGGTCACGCCCCAGTTCGGGTCGTACTTGTTCTGGGGCGTAGTGTATTCCTCCTCCAGCTGGCAGCCAGCAGCAAGCAGCCTGCGCCGAAGGTCGGCGTCCCTGCTCAGCAGACCCTGCATCGCGTTCTTCTCGATGCGGCACCGGCTGATGCGGTACCGGTAGGCCAGATCGACGATCAGCGACTTGAGGATCTCGGGGGTACGGATGGACTCGCGGGCGACGCAGTCGATCAGCCACCGCTCACCCGTCGTTCGGTCAAGCGCCACCACGACGACGGCAGCGGTCCCCTCAAGCGCCGGGTCGACGCCCATGACGACGTTGGCCCCGGGGATGGCGGAACCGACGGAGTAGGAGTCGTCCATCGCCCGTGCCATCGCGGCGGGGTCGAACGGGGCTCCGGGCATCCCGGTGGCCTGCTGCTGGTACACCAGCGTCCAGTTGCGAAGCGCCATCCGGTTCCGGCGCTTGCTAACGAGCAGGTCATACGGCCACCTCTGCGGCCACAGGGTCTGCCTGCTGGCCTCGTCGATGATGGCAGGCTGCACGATCTTGGAGAAGTCGGACGCCCACTCCACGTTCTCACTCAGCAGCGTCCCGTAGATGTCGGCCTCATGCACGCGAGTCCCGACGATGATGAGCTTGCCGTCCTCGCTCAGACGGGTCAGCACCTCCTGGTTCAGCCACTCCAGGATCTTCTCCCGCTCGGCCTCCGAGGTCTGGTTGGAAAGCGTCGCGATGTCGTCGCAGATGATGACGTCGGCGCGAGCCCCGTAGATCTGGCCCTTGACCCCGAGTGCCTCCATCGTCGGGTCCTTCTCACCCGAGTCGATCCCCGAGACGTAGATCATGTCCGCCGTCCACGGCAGCTTGCCCTTCTCAGACGGCGACGGCTCGAAGGGACCCCACTCACGCGGGATCGAGCGCCGGTCGTCTTCGGCGTACCAGCGGTGATCGCTCAGCCGCTTCTTGACCGCCATCAGGATCTTGCGCGCGGTCGCCTGGGACTTGCTCACCGTAATGATGCGACAGCTCCGGTCCTTGGTGATGCGCCAGACCGGGTACTCGATCGACATCGTCATCGTCTTGGCGTGCTCGGGTGGGACCAGAATCAGGTTCAGGTCGTGATCCGCAAGGGCCTCGAACCACTCACGCTGATGGTCGAAGGTCTCGTGCCCGAAGCACTCGGACCGAAACTGCTCGAAGTCCGGGACCGGGTTGGCGGGACCTTCGATCGTGATCCCCATCCATGCGGCCCGCAGCCCGATCTCGAACTGAGGATGGTCCTTGCGCCAGTCGATCAGGGATTGCCGGGCGATCTTGTGATGACGTGATAGTTGACTGTTGTTCCTACACAACCCCGCCTCGACACACCGAAGCATCTCGTCGATCTTCTCCGCCCGTAGCTTGTCGGTCCAGACCTTACGGGGACGACCGCGGCGAGCCCGCTCCCGGTGAAGGGGGACAACCTTGTCGGTCACGTCGCGATGGTGACGGCGGTGACCGAGGTGGCCGCCGAAGCCGAGGAGGGATCGGGGATGACCAGAAAGCCGGTTCCGTCGTAGACGACCCTTGCGTGCTGTCCGATGGTGCCCGGTAGCGTCAGGGTGTCGGCGGTAGCGTCACCATGCACGGTCAGTCGGTCGACCGGCGACGAGGCGATCACGATCGAAAATCCGACCACCACGTAGAACTCGCACCACCACCCGGCCCGCAGCTCGGTGGCCGCTGGCAAGGTGAAGCTGATTGATCCGGCAGCCCCACGGTTCGTGAAGAAGGCAGCGCAGTCCCCTGCCACGATCTGATAGGAAGCGGTCTTCTCCACTACCACCTGTGAGTTCCCGATCATCTGTCCCCCCTACTCGATGATGTGTCCGGCGGTGAACGCCGCGAGCCCCGAGTATACGAACACCAGTTCGATATCCTTGCTGCCCCCCAGGTCCAGCGCCACAAGCAAGGCCGCCAGGACGAACAGCACGATCGCCGCGATGAACAGCAGCAGCCTCATTCCCACCCCTCCTCGCTCATCGCATCATCCAAGATGCCCCGGCGCAGCCACGGGGTCATCTCCTCGTTGGCCGACATCGTCAGCGACCGCTGCCCGTCTTCATGCAGCCACTCCGCGATCACGACCCAGCCCGTGAGGTAGTCGCCGGGTTCAACCGGATGAGCCCTGATCGAGCGATCCAGATCCGAGCGCACCGAGGTCTCCATCAGCGCCGCTTCTTCCGCTTCGTCCCGGGGATCGGCTCGTTCGGCATCCCCCCCGGTGTGGGACCACCACCCTGACGAGGGCTCCGTCGCACCCCCGCCAGCTTCGGGTTCTCGCTCGGATACCGGGCAGCCTTCCGCTTCTTGGCCATGCCACCTCCCTGGTCGCAGGCATCATGCCACACCAGGCTCCAGACACAAGCAGAGAGGCGGCCCCCGAAGGAACCGCCCCCCCGTCCGATACGCCCACGATGCCCCCCGAGGCTAGCACACGCTTGACAAGGGGAGTAGGGTCTGGGTCGAAACCGAATGCCCACGATGAACCCCTGTGGCTGCGGTCACAGGACTGAACCCCCGGAAACGGTGTGTACGTACCATCGTCCGCGGCGGAGATCATCATCTCGGAGGGGGGGAAGTCCTTTGAAGAACCGTAAGCAGCAGACGCCTATGGTCCGCAAGAGCGCCCGCCAGCAACGTGCCGAGCAGAAAGCCTTCGACGAACAGACCGAGCGCATCGCCACCAACCGCGCGTCCCAAGCCAACGTGATCGCTGCTTACCGTCGCAACCAGCGGAAGCTCAACGGGTAGCCAAGACTCCCTCAACGCCGACGCTGTCGCATCGCAGCATCGTGGGAGGGAGCAAAGCTCCCGGCGATGCTCCACGCACGAGGTGATCTTCGCGTTTCGGTCGTACCTCGCAGAGATAACCGGCAACAGATCCGGGAGAGCG